TTCAATTTGGTAAAACTAAATCAAAACCTAAAAAAGATAATCTGTTTACGAAATGTGTTAGTCTTATAGATAGTTATGATTTTGTCTGTTGGGGTAATATACGAAAATTGCTTATTGATTACCTCAACTATCGTATCTCTGTAAAAGATAAACCACTGTATACTAATATGTGGAAAGGCATGCTTAATAAACTTTGCGAGATGTGCGATGATAATGTGGATATGTACGAGCGAGTTATTAAGCAAAGTATTGAACGAGGATATTTGTCATTTTATCCTATTAGTAATTTTAATAATGCGCTTCAATTTGAGAGCGGAGCAAGAAACGTTCCTGTTATGACTAAGGAGGATTATGAACGAGAAGCACAAAGATTAGCTGAACTTGAGGCAAAGGGGGTGCAAGTGAAGTTTTGAAAATACGTGAAGATTGTTGGTACAAAGATGTTTGTACATATAAACAGTGTGTGAACTGTATTCGATATGCGGAAATGAGTTATCTTATGGCTCACAGTGATATTCCTGTGAACAAGCAGTATCCGCAAGAACTGACCGCTGATGTTGATTTAGGACCATATAGACAGCTTGCCGAGATAAAATCTGATATAGTTGGATTTGTTGAGCGTGGTCAGAATTTGTTTATTTGTAGTAAGTTTACAGGCAATGGAAAGACAAGTTGGGCGATTAAGTTAATGCTTAAATACTTCAACGACATTTGGGCAGGTAACGGATTCAGAGTACGAGGACTGTTCGTTCGTGTTCCGACTTTATTACTACAGTTAAAGAATTTTAGTAATCCTATATCAGAGGAGTACAAAAGAAATTTGTTAGATGCCGACTTAGTTATATGGGACGAGATTGCATCTTCCCAAATAAGCAATTATGATTATAATAATCTGCTTATGTTTTTGGATTATCGTATTGCTGACGAAAAAGCCAATATTTTTACTTCTAATGCTGTGACAAGAGAGGAACTAGAGAAGAATGTTGGCAGTAAGATTGCAAGTCGAATATGGAATACAAGTACGATAATACAATTTAATGGAAAGGACAGACGTAATGGTCGCACTTCAAATTCTATCTAAGGTACTTGCAACAAAAGACACATCAATAATAGAAGATAACTTATTAACTGCCGAATATTTTGTCGGATATGAAAATGAGTTAGATTTTATTCTACAGCATAAAAAAGAATATGGAGATGTTCCTGACAAAGCAACATTTCTTTCAAAGTTTCCCGAAATTGATTTAGTAGAGGTATCAGAGTCAGACAGGTATTTAATAGATACGATACGTGAGGAGTATTTGTACTATAAATCTGTTCCTGTTGTTCAGCGTGTGGCAGAATTATTAAAAACTGATGCTAATGCGGCGGCAGAGTATATGATTCACGCCGTTAAAGAATTACAGCCAAATTATAGAATTGGCGGTATTGATATTATTGCAGATGCAACAGAACGTTATGACCAATTCATAGAACGCAAGGAGCATCAAGACAAATGGTTCTTTACAACAGGATTTGCAGAACTAGATGATTTAATACACGGTGTTCAACGTGGCGAGGAGTTGTTTGTAATATTCGCACGAACAAATCAAGGCAAATCTTGGGTGCTTGAAAAGATATGTACGCATGTATGGCAAGAAGGATTTAATGTTGGGTACATAAGTCCTGAGATGGGAGCAAATAGTATAGGATATAGATTCGATACATTGTATCAGAATTTCTCTAATAAAGGTCTTATGTGGGGAAAGGATGATATTGACGATGATGAGTATAAGGAGTATATAGACCAGTTAAAAACTTGTGATAACACGTTCATCGTAGCAACTCCAAATGATTTTCAGCGGAAGATAACAGTATCAAAACTAAAGAATTGGATACAGCAATATAAGTTAGATTTAGTGGCAGTAGATGGTATTACTTATATGACAGATGAACGTTATCAGAGAGGAGATACAAAGACAATTTCACTCACACATATTAGTGAAGATTTGATGGCGTTGTCGATGGAAATGGGTATACCTATTCTTGTCGTAGTGCAAGCTAATCGTGGTGGAGTAGCGCAGAGTGATGAAGATGGAACTCCCGAACTTGAAACTATAAGAGATAGTGATGGTATTGCTCAGAACGCTTCCAAAGTAATTTCTATCAGACAGACAAAAGACGGTATCTTAAAAATGGAAATTAAGAAGCAGAGATTTGGCGTTGTTGGAGGTAAGCTGAATTATAGTTGGGATATTGACTCAGGAGCATTTATGTTTACTCCATCATACGATGATGCAGAACCTCAGCAGAAAACAGAAAAGAAAGTCCGGGAAGTTAAGAAGAAGTTTAATAAAGATAAGGAGGATGTCTTTTGATTATTAATGATGTTTTATTTAATTGCGAATTAGAGGACATTCTAAATGAACTTGTTTCGCAATTGCGGGCAAATGATATTCAGCTTATTCAAAGGCGTAGAGATGGACCTACACATATCCAGATATGCTGTCCATATCATTCAAATGGCATGGAACGTAGACCGTCTGCTGGAATAAGAAAAGAAGATGGTATATTTCACTGTTTTGCTTGTAACGAGATACATACATTGCCCGAAGTTATTTCACATTGCTTTGGACATACAGATGATGTTATTGGTAGTTTTGGATGGCAATGGTTGTTAAAAAACTTTGCGACTGTGCAGATAGAGGAGAGAAAAGATGTTGATTTGGACTTTTCAAGACATAGTACAAATAGCAGTTTGGGCATTTCTGATAGGAATGGTTGTCGGAATGGGAATAGGAGCGTATCTTTCGTCACAGAAGAAGAATTAGATAAGTATAGATACACACACCCTTATATGTACAAAAGAGGATTAACAGATGAAATTATTGAACTCTTTGATATTGGTTATGACAAAGATACTGAATGTATTACTTTTCCTGTGCGTGATATTAATGGCAATACCTTATTTGTTGCTCGGCGTTCTGTTAAGTCTAAGTTTTTCAACTACCCTGACGGAGTAGAAAAGCCGCTTTATGGATTGTATGAATTATATACATTTGCTTTTTCTGGTGTAAAAAGACAACCGTTTTGGCATATAGATGGTTGTCCGCAAGAAGTGATTGTATGTGAGTCTATGTTGGACGCTCTATCGTTTTGGGTAGTTGGTAAATACGCAGTAGCACTGAACGGACTTGGAAATGATTTACAGTTTAAACAATTAAGGAATCTTCCGTGTCGTAAGATAATTCTTGCAACTGATATGGACGAACGTGGGCTGTCAGCAAGAAAACGAATACGGCAGAATATAGGAGATAGAAAACTTATAACAGAGTATATATTTCCAAAAGGTAGAAAAGACGCTAATGATTGTACCAGAGAAGAACTATTACATCCGGAAGAGGTATTTTAATGAATTATGTAATTTTGTGCGGTGGAAGTTATGAAGTGTGGAAAACACCTAGACAACTTACTGAAATTAATGGAGAGCCATTAGTAGCAAGAACAATCAGACTTTTAAGAGAGAGCGGTGTTTCTAATATTGCTATAAGTACAAACAATTTAGAGTTCGGTCGTTTTGATGTTCCACTAATAATGCACGATAATAAATGGAAAGTATATAAAAAAGGCGATAGATTAGTTGGTGAAGGCAGTTGGCTCAACGCATTTGGATTCTCTGAGTTTGATGATAGTCCGGTTTGTTATTTGATGGGAGATGTTGTATTTTCACCAAAAGCAATTAAAACTATTGTGGAAACAGAAACAGACGATATTCAATTTTTTGCATCTGCTCCGCCATTTGCTAGAGAGTATCCAAAACCTTATGCAGAACCATTTGCATTTAAGGTTGTAAATGTGGAACGATTTAAACGTTGTGTTGAGTTGGCTAAAATATATGAAAAGCAACATATGTTTAAACGTAATCCTATTGCATGGGAATTATGGCAAGTAATAAAAAACACTCCGCTTAATCAAATTGACTACACAAATTATGTTGCCATAAATGATTATACTTGTGATATTGATTCTGAGGAAGATATAGCGAAATTTAAAAATATTGTGTAGGAGAGATTTATGGCAAAGTATATGATTCATGCGTGTAATCAGAGAATGTGGTATGTTGATGAGTATTTGATACCATCTATGCTTAAACAAGGCATTAAACGCAAGAATATTTTTGTATATCGTGATTTAAGTGGAAATGGTAACCTTAAATCTTGTTTAGATAGTTTTGCTATGCTTGAAAATATTAAAATGGAAGAAGACGGAGTATGGCATCTCCAAGATGATGTAATACTTTGTAGTGATTTTAAGAAGCGTACAGAAGAACTTGATGAAGGATTAGTGTGCGGTTTTTGTTGTGATTATGACGCAAATAAAGAGATTACAGGCGTTACAAATATGATTAATATGTGGTATTCTTTTCCTTGTATACGAATACCTAATAGATTAGCAATTGAATGTGCGGACTGGTATTATAACGGACTTTCGCATCCTACAGAAGTTAAGTTCTTTATGAGAAACGGCAAAAATGATGATTTGATATTTAGGGCATTTTTAGAAAGGCATTATCCTAGTATGTCAGTTACTTTAGTAAAGCCTAATTTGGTCAATCATATAGATTATTTAATTGGCGGTTCAATTATTAATGCAGAACGTAGAAAAGGTAAAATTGTTACTGCTGAGTATTGGGACGAGCCTGAATTGATTGATGACTTAGCAAAGCAGTTGAAAATTGATTGTTGATATACATATTTATATGTGTTATAATAAAGAAGTCGAAAGACGTACTATAAACATTTTATTTTCTTGAAAGGAGAAAACTATGGCAACTAAGAAAACAGAGGATTCGATTGTATTAAAACCGCTTGTTATTGAGCATCGTCAGATTGCGATTGTCGGCGATACGCCGTTGATTGTTCATGCGTGGTCTGAGAAAGCAAGAAAAGAAATGCTGGAGAAACAGCAGAAAAAGACAAAGACCTCCGGCAAAGCGATTCGTGATCCTTTTGCAGAGTTTATGAACGCTCTTTACTGGATTACAGAGAAGCCCACAGAAGATACTGAGGAAGCATTTGCAGAAGCAGTTATGAATGGGGCTAAGTTCGGATTTCCCGTTACTGCTATCAAGCAAGCGGCTCAGAGTACGCTGTATCGTCTTGGAGCAATTTCTAATCAGATGGTGATGAGAGGAGCGTTCTTCATTGACGGTATCGGAGATTTACAGCTTGGTGAGATTATCACACCGTACCCGCCCGAGTGCAGAGAAGATATGGTGAAGATTGGGGGAATTTCTAAGACTTCTGATTTGCGTTATCGCCCGATGTTCAAAGACTGGAAGATGATTCTCAATATTCAGTACAACGCAAATTCTCCCATCACGTTTGAGCAGATTGTAAACGGAATCAATACAGCAGGATTTATGAACGGTATTGGAGAATGGAGACCTGAGAAAGACGGTCCGTTCGGAAGATTTCATGTAGAGTGCTAATATTTATAGTCATGGTTTGGCAGTCGAGTTGAGTTATGTTGTGGTCAGATATGGTTAGTTCTGTTGAGTTTTGTTTCGTTAAGGCAGTCATGGTGTTGTACGGACAGTTGTGTCCAGTTGAGTTGAGTTCTGTTATGTTATGTTGAGTCTGGTTGAGGCAG